GAAGATTGCCGAGTGCAATTTCAATGGTCGCTTGACAGGTGGCATCATTGCAAACTTGATTGCCTGCCACGTTTACCGCTGCTATTTTGGCGTGTATTACTCCGGCTCCGGAAACAATCTCAAAGCGATTCAGTCCATTGGGCAGGTTGCCCCTGACGTCGCTACCACGAACATCAACGTAATTGAGCAGTGTGAGTTTTCTAACTGTGGAAGCCCCCAATCAATAGTTGATTTCCAAACCGGGTATAAAGTTGTCTTCCGCGATTGCATCTGGGAACAGCTAACCCCGACTGCGGCTGTTGTCTTGCTTTCCGGCATCTCGTACCCGGTGTTCGAGGGGTGCTGGTTTGAGAACGCGCAAGGCACAACAGACGCAGGAAAATCAGTCATTTGGAGTCGTCAGGATGCTAACGGCATATTCTGCGAGGTCTTGACTGTTGACAGCTGCCTGTTCCACACATATTCGACTATCCCAGAAGGCTTGATTAACTTTGGGGACAGCCCCCGCAAGGTCGCGCACTTCAGCAAGAACCTCCTTGTCGCGCTGCAATCCCCCGTGATTGTCGGAGGTAACAGTGTTGCGACTTTTGTCGATAGCTTCGGGAATAGCGCAACAGTTGGTGCTGGTGGAGACGCTACCGGACTGCAATATGACTCCCCCGCCAAGTTCGGGCTCGGTGTGGACGCAAGTGTTATACAAACCCCCGCTCTAAAGTTCCCAGCGCCTCAGGTTTCATCTGCAAACGTCAACACGCTGGATGACTATGAGGAAGGAACTTGGACGCCTGTTGATTCGTCAGGTGCCGGATTGATATTCTCGCTGGCCACCGGGCATTACACAAAAATCGGTAATGTGGTGACGTTCATTGCAACCGTCGTTTATCCAACAACTTCAGACACAGCAAGCGCAAGTTTTTCAAAGCCTCCATTTGCGAACCTCACTGAAGGTGCGACCTATATTGTTTCAAACGCTGGATCTGCTTTGCAAGGATTGATTAACTCGACTGGCGTAGTTATCTACCCTGCCGGGTCATTCGCAAATACAACAAACGCTGCTTTGTCGGGGCGCGTGTTGTACGTCAGTGGCGCATATTTGACGGCAACATGATGCAACTCGACAAAATCACCCACGCCCTCGCAGGCGCAGCCATCGCTGCGGCCCTGCTGCCGTTGGGCGTCACCCCGGCGCTGCTGGCTATTGTCATCGCGGCAGTCGGCAAAGAGCTTTGGGACGCACAAGGCCACGGCACGCCCGACCACATCGACGCACTGGTGACGGTCATCGGTGGCGCAGCCATGCTGGGCTGGCTGCATCTGGTGGCGCCGCTCCTGTCCTAAATCCCCCTGTGTCCGTGTAATCCGTCACGCCCAATACCCCACCCAGTTGTACGCATGGAACCCTCAGACGTCTACCACCAAGAAGCCCTGCAACAGGCTCACGTCGACATCGCCCGACTGCAGGAGCAGGTCTCGAACCTGCGCCGCGATGTCGACGACCTGCGCTCGGCCATCCACACGCTGACCTCAACCATCAGCTCGATGAACACCCTGCTCTCGGAGGCCCGCGGCGGTTGGAAGCTGATGATGCTGCTCGGGGGCGGTGCTGCCACGTTCGGCAGCGTCATCACCTGGGTGCTGACCCAGTGGAGGGGTCACCCATGAACATCGCCACGCAGCTGCGCCAGGAGGAGGGCTCCGTCTCTCATGCCTACCAGGACCACCTGGGTTACTGGACCATCGGCGTCGGGCGCCTGATCGACCAGCGCAAGGGCGGCGGACTGAGCCCCGACGAGGTCGACTACCTGCTGCGCAACGACAGCGAGGCCAAGACGCGCGAGGTGTTCGCCGCGCTGCCCTGGGCCAAGGACCTGAACGAGCCCCGCCAGGCGGTGCTGATCGGCATGGCCTTCCAGATGGGCACGGCCGGGCTGCTGGGGTTCAAGAACACCCTGGCCCTGATCAAGGCCGGGCGCTACACCGAGGCGGCCGCGGGCATGCTCAACAGCCTGTGGGCCCAACAGACACCTGGCCGAGCCACGCGCATGGCCCGCCAGATGGAGATCGGCACCTGGCAAATGCGCGACACGCAAAAGGACTGACCCATGCTGCACCTTCTACTCCCCTTGCTCGGGACCGTCTTTGACAAGATCATCCCCGACCCCCAGGCGGCGGCCGATGCCAAGCTCAAGGTCATGGAGCTGGCCCAACGTGGCGAGCTCGCGGTGCTGGACGCCGACATGAAGCTGGCCCTGGGCCAGATCGAGGTCAACAAGGCCGAGGCCACCACAGACCTGTTCCGCGGCGGCTGGCGCCCGGCCACCGGCTGGGTGTGCGTGGGTGGCCTGGCCTACCAGTTCCTGCTGCAGCCCCTGCTGCCGTGGTTTGTGGCGGTGCTGGGTGGCTCCGTGCCCCCACTGCCGACAATTGACAACGAGACCTTGATGGTCCTGCTGACCGGCATGCTAGGCCTGGGCGGTTTGCGCACATTCGAGCGCGTGAAGGGGAAGGTGTGACCACGTGGCGCCGGCACTTGGCCGGCGCGTCGTGCTCACTTGATGTCCAGCCGCTCGCGCACGGCATCGGCCGCCGGGCCGCGCGAGCGGTCGCTGCGGAACTGCTGCAGCTCGGCGTCGAGCACCGGGTTCTGTGCCAGCGGGGTCCAGGCGTTCTTGCCGGTGTGCTGGCCGATCAGCGTGCTGGTCCGGTAGAGGTCGGCCGGCGGGTTGTAGCGGCGGGTGGCGTAGTAGCTCATCTCAATCTCCAGTTCGGGTAAGTTGCGGCGCCCGAGGTCGTCGGGTTGCGTGGGTCTTGCTACAGCGCCAGGCACACGTTGCTGCCCTCTCCGGGGTACACGTCCTCAAAGGCCAGGTCGCTGGCGGGCAGTGCCACATCGAAGTCGCGCCCGTCAAAGCGGACACGCACAAGGGTGTTGCAGCCTGGCTCGACGGAGGTGATGACGCCGTGCCGGCTATCCTGCCAGCGGTTCAGCACCCGGCGCCCGATGACGGGGGTGGCATTGGTGGGGGTCATTTTCGGGGTCCTTTCGGTTCGGGTGTTGCTAAATGCGTCAGCGAGGACCGAGGTCCCGACGCAGGTCGCCGATCTTCTCGTAAGTCTTCCAGCCGTCCGTAAACTCGGTGTAGTTGACGGCACGGTAACGGCCGAGGTGGCGTTCGCAGTTCAGGGCCGGCGTCAAGAAAAAGCGGGTGCCCAGGCGAGTGGTGACGTGTACCCCAGCGGCGCCGATGTAGGACGCCTTCAGTTGGCTCAGTTGAATCGTGGTCATGGCGCTTTCCTTTAGTAGATGCTGTATTGTATTGTAGCACCTGCTAACCCGTCAACCCCTGTTTCGAGACGCATAATGTGTATTTCGCCCTGTACGGTTTGCTACAGGGCTCAGGCACTTAGGGGTGGCGTCGCGCCCGTTTACGTCTTAGCAACTGCTAGGACTTTGTGGAGGATGCACAAGGCCGATCGAAACTTCAAGCCCCTTGTCGCGCTTCGGCAGAGGGCACCAGGCGAGGAAGTGCTCGCCTGGTGCCCCGTACCAACTACCAATGATGGCCACGCCACCGAGGTTCAAGAGCAGCATCTTGCTGTCGGTCCTGGGTGGCACCGAGTATCGCCAGTGGAGGTCGCCTGGCAGAGCAGTGGTGACGGCCTGGGTGGTCATGCTGCCCGCCGTTTCTGCTCGCGCTGCCAGCCGTCACGGCAGGTGGCGTCGCACCACCGTGCATGGTCGTCGACCACCTCGTCGCAGAAGTGGCACCGGCCGGTGGGCTGCGGCCCTGCCGGTTTGCGCACGCGCTGCGCTTCCCCCAGCAGGCGCTCTACCTCGCGCTGTGCGCGGTCGATGTCGTCAGACATTGCGGCCCTCCAGTTCGAGCAGCAGGTCGATGAAGTGACGGGCCTTCTTCAGGTCCTCGACGCCGCCCTTCGAGCGCCAGCGGGTCAGGTACTTGATCGCGCACCCTTCGGCAAACGGGATGCCGTTCGCGTGGATGTACTCGATCGGCTGGATCTTCAGGTCCTTGTAGTGGCCGCCGCCTTCTTGCACGGCGAGCGCGCTGTGCGGTACTGTCTTCCCCGTTGGCGTCAACGCTTTGGGAGGCAAAAGCCGGTACGCCACGACAGCTCCCCACCCAGCAAAAACGCCGGCCGGGCCCTCCAGCTCCATCCCGTCGCGCCACCGGATGCGCACCCACGTGTTGGCGTCAAGGGTCGGTGGCACCCCGTTGGTTTTGATCCAATCGCTCATCGCTTACCTTTCATGTATTCGAGCAACGCGTTCTGCACGCTGCGCTTGGTTTGCCGACGGCTCATCTCGAGCTCGTCGATTGTGCCCTTGGCCACCAGGTAGTGGACAAACACAGGGCGATCTTTTCCTGACTGGAACTGGCGCATAGGTCCCACGCGCTCCAGTAGTTGGTCGTGAAATTCGAGATTCGGGTCCTGGGCAAAGAACACAACGGTGTTGCAGTGCTCCTGCAGCCCGTCGACACCGTGGCCCATGCTGCCCGGATGGCCGAGCCACAGCTTGCCCTTGCCTGCCTTGGCGGCGGACATGTTGTCGGCCTTGCTCAGATCCAGCGCGTCGGGGAAGCGGCGCAGCAGGCGCTCGAGTTCGTGCTTGAACTGGTAGGACACCAGCAGCGGGTCGTCGCCGGTGGCCTCGACCAGTTCTTCCAGCGCGTCGAGCTTTTCCTGGTGGACCTCGACCCACTGCACGCCGTCCTCGAGGTAGACCGCGCCGCCTGCCATCTGCAGGCACTTGCCGTATTTGGCTGCCGCGCTGAAGGCCTCGACCTCCATGGCTTCGATCATCGTGAACAGCTCGCGCTCCATCTCCCGGTACTTGACCTTGGCGGAGGCGGGCAGGGTGACCTCGATCGCGTTGACGATCGGCTCCTTGATGTCGAACCAGTCACGCGGGTCCAGCGTCAGGCAGATGTCGGCCAGGCGGGCGTGGATCTCGTCTTGTGCGTGGTCGCATGCCTGCCACTGATGGAACTGTCCGGCGCGCACGGGCCTGAACCAGCGGTCGCGGAACGCCGAGAACGTGCGGCCCAGGCGCTGGCCTGCGTCGAGGAACCACGTCTGCCCCCACAGGTCCTCGAGACCGTTGCTGGCTGGGGTGCCGGTCAGGTTGATCCAGCGCTTGACGTCCTTGTGCGCGACACCGGCCAGCGCTTGAGCACGCACGCCACCCTGGCGCAGGCGAAAGCCCTTGATCTTGGTGCACTCATCAGGCACCACGGTGCGGAAGGGCCACGCTTTGCCCGCGTCCTTGAAGTGGTCGCGCAGCCAGACCAGGTTGTCGTAGTTGGTGGCGAAGACCTGAGCGTCACGCCGCAACGCGAGTGCGCGCTGCTTGGCGTCACCGATCACGGGCACCACCTCGAGTCCGCGCAGGTGCTCCCACTTCGCCGCCTCCGTGGCCCAGCCATCGCGCGCCACGCGCAGCGGGGCCAGCACCAGGGTGGGTGCGCTCTCGCCAACGACGTTGTGGAGCAGGTCCAGGTGGGTCATCGTCATCACGGTCTTGCCCATGCCGGGTTTGGCCCACAGGGCGCAGCGCTCAACGTCGGCCATGTGGGCCATGGCCAGAGGCGCGAACGCACGAGGGGTGTAGACGCGGCGGGTCACTCGCTGGCTTTCTGCTTGGCTGCCTTGGCGGGTTGGTGGGTGGCAACGGGCCGGGGTGTGCATTTGTGCTGCGGGGTTTCGTAAGACCAGAATCCACATCGCAGGCAGCGGTAGTTAGGTAGAGCAGCCATCACGCACCCCCTTCTGCCTTGGCTGTGATGCCGTGGTGGGCTTCGGCGAAACGAACTCCAGCAAAGAATACGGAAACGTACTGCGTCCTGTGAGGTTCTTTGCAGAAGGCATCCACCACATCACGCTCAGGAATCGGCTCCACAGCCGGGCGCAGTTCTGCCAACCTTTCGTCGCGCTCTTTGGCGTACTGTGGGCTATCCATGTCCGGCAGCAGGTCGTCGCGGTTCGCCCAATCTGCCGCCATCTTCCAGCCTTCGGCAAAGGCTTCAACCACCGGCACGGCAGGATGAGGAGCTGGAGCGGGCTGTGGAGCCATCACCGACAGATCAATGTGTCCAGCGCCAGCTTCACCGTACCAAGACGGCCAGCAGCAAGGCAGGCTTGTCGCCAAACGGCCCAACGGCTTCACCTCCCATTGGTGGTCGCCATCACGAGTGATCCCGCAAGCGGCAACAGCGATGGCGTGGGCCAGAACATCTTTGTCTGATGCACCTTCGCGCCATGGCACGGCGATCAGGTCCAGGTCACGGCGCATCGACCCGTGCAGGCCGATAGCGTAGCCTTGCTCGCGTGCAGCTTCGCGGATCGCCGGGATGCGCGAGGCGAAGAATGCCGCCAGTTCTTCGCGTGTCTTGGCTTCGTACCATTCGCCTGGCACGTAGTTGATTGCTTCGCTCATGGCTGGCCTTTCGTTTGGGGTGCTGGTGGAAGTGGTTGCCAGTGGGTGACGCCATCCAAGCCCTCGCCGTCTGGCCTGCTGCGCCACACCGGCGCATACGGGCTCGCGCCAACCCCATAGCCGGGGTGGTAATACCAGTCGTAATAGCCAACCGAAATGCCCTCTGGATGGATCAACAGCAAATCCGGCGGCTTCACGTAGGACGGATCATTCACACTGCGCGGGCCGTTCTCCCCACTGCCGCGAGGTGCCGTCTCAATCGGCAACCATCCGTCGGCTTGGGGTGCCTGGGATTGGAGTGCGGCGCGGGCTTGCCACAATTCCCAGTCGTCTTGAACATTGCCATCCCAGTATTTGTCTGGATCATCGGCACGTCGCTTAAAAAGTGATCCGGCCATTGGTGCACAAGCCTCAAACTCGGCCCGCTCATCCACTGGCGCAGGCACGGGATGGGCTTGGTGGTGGATGATGGCACGAAGCATCTCCAGGGCCAGCTGTCTGTTTTGGTGCTGGCTTCGCTCGCTATCGACCACCACACTGACGCGGCTCGGCTTGTGCGTGACACGAATGCCGTGGGTAGTGACTGGCGCGAACCCGCCAAGCTGCTTGAGCACAACGTCAACAACGATGTCTTCCGGGTTCAGGTCTGGCACCGGCTCCTGCGCCTGTTGGTCGGGGGCGATCTCGTCCGCGATGGCGCGCATCTCTTCGGCGATGCCATCGAGGGCAGTGCGCGCAGCCAGGCTGCGCAGTCGTTGTGCGATAGGGTTCATGCGAGAAGCTCCTCAACTTGTTCAATGGTGCCGATCACTTCCACGCGCTGGCCCAGCATGCGCATGCGCTCGTGTTCGCGGTGCTGGGCGTGTTCGTGGGCGTTGGCGGGGAAGGTCTTGATGGTGTTGGGATTCTTGAGCTCGACCCAGATGGTGCCGACCCAGTCGCCGAAGCGGTCGCGCCACGGGGCCATCACCAGCCGATCCGGCGCGCCCTGGCGGCCGACCCAGGCCACCTTGCGGACTTCGCCGCCCAGCTCCTTTACCCGGCGCACCAGGTGGCGTTCGATGTGGGCTTCCTTCACGAGGGGACCCCCGTGATGATCAGGTAGCCGCCGATCACCGAGATGATGACGACGGCCGACCACCACAGGGCGCCATAGCCCGTGGGCTTGTCGTCTTCAAACTCGTGACCGGTGTAGGGGCCGAAGGCCTCTTCCAGGGTGCGGGGGTGCTTGCGTGTGGTTTGCATGGTTGACTTTCAGGCGGCGATCTTTGCGATCCAGGTGTTGATCTTGGCGGCCAGGGCGTCGACGTCGGCGACCTTGCACTTGCGGAACTTCGGCAGGCTGCCGGAGAAGTTCTCGACGGTGCCGTCTGGGCCGACCGCAAACTTGGCGTAGCGGCTGTTCTCGAGGATGCCGTTTGCCCAGTCCGTGCGCTTGTCGAGGGCGATGGTGACGAATAGGTTCTGCCCGAGGCGGCAGACCCCCGAGGTCACGTAGGGCGCGGCGACCAGGAGGCCGAGAGCGGTTTGTTCGGTGTCGTTGAAGGTGAGGGC